AAGCCTGTGCCAAGCGACAATAGATCGTCGTCTATTACTGCGACTGCACCGCCGCCGTTCTTTACTGCAACTTCGTTTTTCGCCATAACTTACCTCCTATTTAGCGATCTTCGATTTAAAGCCGGTGTACAGACCAAGCAAGTCGACAGGTAAATCTGTCCCTTTTTCAATCTGTTCTTTAGCAAAAGCCTTCAGGGTTGAGTGGTGAACCGCTTCTTTGGTTTCGATCTTAATACCACGAGCTTGCAGTACGTCGACCGCAACCTTCCAGTTATCATCACTTTTACCAAATTTTGCTGTTACTTCCCTTTTGATGATGTCACCAAAACCATTGTCGACGAGCCACATATAGGCTTCTTCGGCTTTAGCTTTCGTGATATGGGCAGTAACAAACGGTTCGGCTTTCACCCTAGAGCCATCTGCCAAACGTATCTCAGATACGCCAGCTTCGGCCAAAGCATCAGGAAGGTCGTGTTCTTGAACGACACGTAGTTGTTCCTTCTTCGCTTTCAGCTGATCCTCGAGTTCGGCTACACCGCGCTCAAGGTCGAGTTGTTTATTTGCCAACTCAGCAATGCGACGGACTTCACCGTCGGTTGCCTCGACTGCTAGGGTGTTTATCGCCTCGCCCCCGAGGATATCGTCAAGGTTATCGTTAACCAAAGTTTTCTCCTTTTTCAAGGTTAGAAGCTAATTACCGTATAGTCTGTCCTATAGGTTTTAAAGGACGTTTTACTGTTTAAGTCCGTCATAATCTCATAATCTCATAAAAAGGTATCTAAGTAGCTGTTGCTACTGAGTAACTTTCTTATGACAATAGCGATGACATTATGAGATAGATAAGCCGTCGCGAGAGAGTTCTGAGGTCACAGCAAATACTTATGTACTACAACAACATTAGCTTTACTCGGGAGGTATACTATATTATAAATCCCGAAACAGGTAGGTGCTTTTTATGACATTCACGTTTAAAACTAAACCGTATGATCATCAGCTACAAGCGCTCGAGGCTTCTTACCAAAGCGAATCCTTCGCGTTACTTATGGACATGGGAACTGGAAAGTCCAAGGTTCTTGTAGATACCCTCGCGTACCTAGATAGTCAGGATTTAATTAATTCAGCTATCATTCTTGCTCCGAAGGGCGTTTACAAAAACTGGGTCGGTAAGGAACTTCCAGTCCACATGCCCGATATGGTAAAACACAAAGTTGCATATTGGGCTTCCCCTTTAACGAAAGCGCATAAAGAAGCCATTCGAGAAATATGGAGGCCAGACGACAACCTTCACATCCTCGTTATGAATATCGAAGCGCTATCTACTGGGAAAGCTGAAGAAGTCGCTACAAAGTTTATTTCTTCGCATGGTGGTTCGACATTAATCGCTATCGACGAGTCGACGGTAATTAAGAACCATAAAGCGCGTAGAACAAAAGCGGCTATTCGTATTGCTAAACGCTGTAAGTACAAAAGGATTCTTACAGGGTCGCCGATTACTAAAACACCGCTAGATTTATTTGCGCAGTTTCAATTCTTAGGTGAACAGCTATTAGGTTTTAAATCCTACTACGCTTTTTGCGCTCGTTATGCAGATATGATAAAACGCAGTGCGTCTGGTGGGTCGCACCAATATAACCAGATCCTTGGGTTCCGTAACCTCGACGAGCTTACTGAATCTATCAAGCCGTATTCGTTTCGAGTTACAAAGGAAGAGTGTCTTGATCTACCGGAAAAGACATATACAATGCGCTCAATCGAGCTAACGCCCGAACAAAAGAAAATGTACAACCAAATGAAGAAGACCGCTGTGGCGTTACTGGACGACATGGATATGGTAACTGCGAACGCCGTTATCACGCAGCTTCTTAGGCTACATCAAATTAGTTGCGGCTTTGTAAATACGGACGATGGGAATATTGTCCGGTTCAATAACAACCGTATGCCAGAGCTGTTAGCTATCTTAGAAGAAGTAAACGGCAAAGCGATTATTTGGGCTAATTACCGACACGATATTATGGCTATCGAAATGGAGTTAGCAAGAGCTTATGGTTCAAGCTCCGTAGCTACTTATTTTGGGGACACAGACGGTGAGGCGCGTCAAGATATTGTTGATCGATTTCAAACTGACGAAGATCTAAGGTTCTTCGTTGGACAGCCGAGAACAGGTGGATATGGGTTAACTTTAACTGCCGCATCAACAGTAATTTATTATAGTAACAGCTACGATCTTGAAGTAAGGTTGCAATCAGAAGACCGTGCGCATAGAATAGGTCAAACGAACGCGGTTACTTACATCGACATAATCGCGCAAGGTACGGTCGACGAAAAGATAGTCGGTGCTCTACGCAAGAAAATAAATATCGCGACACAAGTGCTAGAGGAAGATTGGAAAAAATGGCTGATCTAATTGACGAGTTCAAACAACTTAGAAAAGAGTCTGGACTTTCTCAAAAAGATGTCTCTAAAGATACAGGCGTGAGCCTAATAACTGTGTACACATGGGAAGCTAAACAGCGGCAACCCACCTTGTCGAACTTCAATAAGGTTCTAAACAAGATGGGTTATGAGGTTGCTATCCAACCGCTCGCATCCGCTGAACCAACCGCTCAGCACGGTTAGTCACCTGCTTATACCAGCGTGAGTCGATCATCTCGTCTGCGGCTTTTTGCCAATCACGAGCATCGACACCGGCTTTCATACCCTTAAACTTAGACAAGCGCGGGTGGCCAAGATTAAACATCATGTTGGCTACGATTAACTGAACTTCTTCGGGTAAGTCGCCAAAGTCTTGGTAAAGTTTTTCGCAGTCGTCAAGAACAACTTGTATATCTGTTTCGAACGCTTCTAGCACTCGTTCAGACGATACAGCCGCGCCTACTTCTAAACCATATTCTGGGTCGTCTTTCCTAATAAGATGACCAATACCAAAGGTCGGAAGATCAAGGTGATCTAAATAGACAGCGTATACGCAGCCTTCATCAGCCTCTAAATCTCTTTTTAGTTTATCTGTATCCATTTACTTCTTTATCCCTTTTATCCCGCGCAATCCAAATGATGCTGCTATTGAGGCGTACATAGCCCATTGAAACCAATCTGGTGTTGTTGATAATACTTCAAAACCTCTATCGACGTAGGGTTGAAGCGGCGGTATAAAACACATTGCGATAATCGCGATGAACAAAATTGTCCAAGCTTCATCTTTCCAGCTGTCTTTGCTGGCTTCAGCCATAATTTTTTCCCACCCAGCTTCGTGGGTGGCCGCGACTTTCATAACTTCAGCTTCAGCTTCGGCCTTTGCGACTTTTACGCGGGACTGAGCAGCTTTTTCTTCAGCTTTACCTTTTAGCCAGCCTCCGGCTATTTCAGCTATCGCGGGTATTAGAGCTTGTATCATTAGTTGTAAACTCTGACTTGTTTCGGATCAACTGTCTTCGGTACGCAATACGCAGTAACCCTGTCTTTTGGGTTGATAAGGCTGATACTTCCGTAATTACCATACCTTTTCGAAACTTGTGAGGCGTAGTAGTTACAATCAACAACCGAGTAGAAATACATATCTCCGCTCACTAGCGATCTAGTATTACCGGTTCCTAAATAAACTAATAATAAAAAAGCATGAACCATTAATCATTTCTTTTCAGACCCTAGCCACACTGCGAACGCGCCTGTCATTGCCCCGCTGACTACGCTTACCATCGCACTTTGCTGAGTAGTAATGTCTTCAAGTGACATCCCCCATTCGATCACACGAATATACATAATCGTCATAACAAACATCATAAAACGCGGCAGGAGCTTCCACTGCAGTACCTGTTCAGCGCTCATTTTATTGTTCCTTTCGCTATCAGTATTAAATACACTAAAGCACCGATTGCACCAGAAAGTAATAACCCTACAAGACCTAAACCTATTTGTTCTCGTAACGCAGCTCTTTTTCTAGCAGCTGTTTTTCTAGCAGCTGCACGACCGTCTTTTGCTTGTTCGCAATATTTTTGATAATCCTTCCACATACCGGGTCTACCAGCATAAATCATTATTTCTTTTAACTGCTGTTCCTGTTCTTTAATTTTTTCAAGAGCCATAAATTCTTCAAGATCGGCACCACCTACGCCTCTTGCGCGTTTCTTGTTTGCTTCGCGCTCAATTTCTTCTTTTGCTCCAAGAAATTGACCTAACGCCTTTCCTGCAGAATGAATTTCTTTTCCATTCTGGATTGTTGTTTTGATAACTTGGAATGCTGCATTTGCTGCTGCGAGTTCTGCGAGCATTACCTATTTCCTGCCTCTATTTCATCTAATAGCGCACGAGCCGGTGAGGGCCGATATACAGGTAAATCTTCGTTTGTCGGATCGTCGTATCGACCAAGTAAAATACGACCCATAGTCTTTTCAAACTCTTTTTGTAACAGCGGCTTTTTCGAAGCTCTAGCTGCTTCGGCCATAATACGTGGGTCAGCAAGAGACAAGGTCAAAGCATCTTCTTTCGCTTGCCCACGTACTCGGTTAAATGCAGTTAAGAAACGACCGGGGCGAGTAAACATTCCGACATAGCCACGAATAATCCCCGTCAGAAGATTACTTTCTGTTCTTGCGCCGCGCCTTGGTACTTCTTTAAGAGCAGCCTCGGTCGCGTCAAGGACCGTTCTTAAATTTTGTACATAATCCGCGCCGAATAGCGTTTTCATTTTGGCTTCGTTGGCGTCTATATAAATACGCATTTCAGCGGGATCTAAAACTTGACGACCATTTACTGTTTTCACGCGCTTTGCAGCCGGGTCAAACATATCCTTATATACAAACGCTTTGAACGTATCCATCAGTTCAGGGCTTTGACGAAGCGTACTATAAACTTCATCAAATCTGGTAAACCGATCATTTCGCCATGTGTTTTCAAAAATAAGCTCAGGCTCGATTTCTTTTCCGCCGCCTAAATTAAGCTGAGTTCTAATTTTATCTGAAGCTACTTTTTTACCGGCTTGAATATTGTCAACTTGTTTT